TCTGACCACTTGTTGAAGTAATGTCATTTCTTGTAACTAATTGTGATACTGTCATTGTAAAACCCTATATATTTTGCCGATTATACTATTTAATTAGTTATAAATCATGTAATGTTAATTTTGTTCGCCTGTTAATCTTTCTAATCTAGTTCTTATTTCACTAAATCTATCTTGACCAGTTAATTTATTATCTGCTTCAATTCTATTGAGATTAATTTGAGCCTCTAGTTCTGGAAATTCTTGTAATAATTGTTTCTTAGCTACTTCTCTGTATTTTTTTATAACTTTTTCAATTTGTTTATTCTTACTGCCACCTTCACCATCTGTAAATCGTTTGTAAATAGGACTATTTATTTGTTTTTTTAATGTTTCAAAAAGTGTTGATTTTATTCCTTTTAAATCTTGTCCAGATGCAAGCACAACATATCTATCATATTGTTGAGGAGTTAATTTTACTGCACTTATTGTTCTTGATGGCATACCAATATCTACTTTTTGAGCAACCATTTCGTCTGCAACAACATTAAATTTTTTAGTAGATTTATAAATAGGAGACATAATATCTGGGCCTAAACCTCCTTCTAACAATACTGGCTCACCAAACATATTTCTAACTGGCGGTAACTCATCACTATATCCTGGCACTCGTTTTTTAATATTTTCTAAAGTAGTTTCTGAATACCTTATTGCTGGATCATTTATTCTTGCAAGTGCATAAATGCCAGATGGTACTGCACTTGCCGCCATACCTTGTGCCCATCTTACAAGAGAAGAACTATCTGCGTTTGGATCAGCTTTTTGTCTTTCAAAAGCTTCTATAAAATCAAATACACCTTTTGCAAAAGTTCTACTTACAAAACTATTTGCAGCTGCCAATATAACTGCAATTGTAGCGCTTCCAAAATCAGCATCATCTTGATCAATTTGTCCAACAATTTCAGTTGAGTTAGCAGCAACCATCAAAAGCTGTCCGATAGGATCAAGTCTTGAAATAGAATAATATGTATCACCAATTAAAATTGAATTTGCTTGCCATCCAGTCATTTCTAATATTTTTCTTTGATTTTTATTTACAGGGCCATTACCTGTAATTTTTCCGTCCATAGCGTACATACTTGCAATAGCCATAAAAGTGCTGCCTAATGCTACTCTTGCTTTTGCTAAATCTCTTCTTGCACCTCCTGCTACCATATCTTCTCTAAATTTTCTTGAAATAGGTGCTGCGGGTGTTCGCGCTAAAGCATAAGAAGCAACATTAATGGGTGTTCTAATAAAAGGTGCAGTTACTTTTAACAAAGGACTTAAAATAGGATTATCTCTACTATCTCTTGCTCTTTGAAACATTTTTGTAGTTTTACCTAAATCATCAGTAAAAGTCTGATAATTTCTAGCGTTCATTGCTTCTAAATGGATATCTTCTGGTGGATTTTCTAAAGTTTCTTTTACTTTTGCTACAAATTCGTCACCTTGTAAATTTAAATCAGATGCTTTTCTGTATGCTTGTGCATTTAATTCCATTCTGTAAGCAATGGATTTAAAAAATTCATCACCAGCAAGCAAAAGTCTGCCAGGCAATCTAACCATATTTCCAATAAAATCTACTGCTCTTCCTAAAGTTCCTGATGCTTCCAAATTTTCTGCCGTAATTGATGATCTGTTCTGAGTTTCTAATTTTGTAAGTCTATCTGTTGGCTCGCCTGTTCGTAAAACTCTTGAAGCTGCTATATAACCTTCTTTCATTCCTTCTAATATTCCAACTGCTTGAGCGTCAGCTTCTTTAAAAGGTATGTTTTTACTAAATACTCCAGCTATTTTTCTTTCAGCTACAGTGTTTAAAACTACTGACGCATTACTTACAATATTAACAATATGTGTAGCTGGATTTGACAATAACCCGTTTATCCAAACTTCATAAAACATATCTTGCTTTCTAGCTTTATTTAAATCTCTAATATATTTTCCAACTTGTGCATCTGTCTTATAAGTTCCTAGAGCTTCAGCAATTTTTTTCATATTGTCTGTGCCACCAAACTCTTCTAATGCTTCGTTAATTGCTTGTAATTGAGCTTTTTGGCTTTGTGCTTTAATTCTCAAAGAACTCAATGCACGACCTGCTTCTGCGGTTGCACCTGAAACTTGTAGCTGTATTCCTTTATGTTGCTGTAATGCTCTTTGCAATAAACCAAGTTGTACTTCATCACCTGTCTCTGCTTTTTTTGCAATTTTTAAAACATTTTCTGCTGACGAAACTAAAAGCTGTCTTGATGCAACAAGTTGTTCTGCGTTAAATGCTTCTCCAATACCTCTTGATGTAAGTTCATCAACAGTCATTCCAAGATCATCTGCAAGTTTAATAGTCTCTTCTTGCTTAATTTGTTCTCTACGTGCTTGATTAATATCTACACTGTCAGATTGTGCTATTTTTGTAATTAAATCTTTTACTTGTTCAGATGTTTCTAAATTGTTTACATTTATATTTTCTGCATCTTCTTTTTTTGCTTTTGTTTTACCTTTTTTAAATATTTGTATTTTTGCACTAGAATCTTCTGCTAACTTTTCAAAAGGAATAAATTCAGGTTCTTTTTCTTCTCTACGTATAGCTGGACTTTCTATTGGTTTTTCTTCAGTTTCTTTAACTACTTCATCTACAGTTTTGTTTTGTTCTTGTGCTTTTTCTTTTAAATTTTTATTTTTTTTAATTAATTTTACAGTTTTAAAAAGACCATCAGCTAAACCACCTAATGCAAGACCTTCAATTCCATTTTTAAATTTGCCTTCTGCAAAAGTGTCATTTTCATCTGATTGCAAATATTCTGTTATAGGATTTTGTAACTGTGGATATTCTTGTACAAGATCAGATAATCTTGCTTCATATGGGTCGAAAACTGTTGCATCTGCAATAAAACCTGCTGCGTATGGCTGTAGTCCTTTTGCTATTTTTACGGCTTTTGTTGCTTTTAATGCAGGAAAAAATCCTGTTAAAAATTGCGTAACACCTCTAGTAAATTGACCTGCTCCTGTTTTTGCTGGTGCAATTTTTTTTACTTCTGATTTTGGTAAATTAAATATTTCTTCTACTGTTTCACCTGCTTCATTTATTGCATCTAATACTCCAGCTACTGATTGAGTAAGAACATCACCAACACCTGTGGCTATTGCTTGAGGGACAGTAGGCTCATCTGGTTGTTTTTGATCTAGTTGTTGTTGTTCAAATAATTTATTTAATCTTATTTGACCTTCTTGTCCTCCTGTCAAATTACGACTGTTATCAACTTCAACAAAGATTGGTGAAATATCATCTATTGCAGATTGTTCTGTGCCTATTGGCGGTGGCATTGTATTTATGTTAGGTATATTTTCTTGCATTATTTATTCTCAGTTTTTTGTAATAAAACAGCAGATAAATCTTTTTTATATTCTTCATTTATAATTTTTCTATTTTGAAAATAATTTTTTATATTGGTTAATAAATTATTTTCATCTTCTGTTAATTCTCTGCGATTATCTTGAAAAGCAATATCAATGATAATTTCTAATGCTGTTTCATAATCTTCGTAATTTTGACCTTTTGGTAGTTTTGGTTTATCAAGATCAAATAAATCATTACTAATAAGTATTTCTCTTGAAACTTCCCAAGGATCTTCGCCCTCATTTACTCGTGAATAAAAAACTACATTTGCGTCAATAGTTTTTTGCACAATACTTTCATCAGTGATAATTCCCATTCCAAAAGTATCAATAGTTTTTGTAATACTTTTTTCAATATAATCTGCTGCTCTTTTAATTTCTGCTGATTTTTGTTTAGAAAAATTACTATCTATAACACCTTGTATTTTTTCATATGTTTGTTTAAAGGTTTCTCTTTTTAATCCTCCAGTTGCATAAAGTTGATTTGTTCGTGTCATTGCTTCTATTGGATTTTGTGCGATAATAGAATTTATTTCTTGTAAAGCTAACAGATCATCTTCTATTGCTGTTTCTTCTTTTAAATATGCTGTTAAACTTTTATATCTTGTTTGATTTAAATTACCTATTTTAAAAAGATAATCTATTTCTGTTTGATCTGGTTTATCTTTTTCAGCAAGTTGATCAGCAAATGTAATTTTTTTAAAAATAATTTCAGATGTTAACTCTTGAAGTTTTGTTTTTGTTTCTTCAATTTCTGTTTCTCTGCGATTTGATTGTGCATCAATTCTTTGATATTCGTCAGTTGCAAGTTTTACAAAAGTTCTTTGTTCTTCTGGTGTGTATCCCTTCAAAGAAATTGTATCTGTAGGTGTAGAATCATCTAAAGAATCAATAAAATCTAAAGCATCAATAGGACTTTCTTCATATTTTTGACCTACTAAAAACAAAATTTGCTCTTCATCAAATAATAGTTTTGTATTTTTTTTTGCTAGTTCTTTTGCTGTGCTACTCAATACATTAGAAGAATCAATGTCTAAAATAAGTTGATTTTGCGCAGTTTGACCAGCTTCTATATCTCCTTCTTTGACAAAACCTCTCATAAGATTTTGACCATCTTCAATAAGCTTTTGAGCACTTTTTTGTGTTGCTTTTATTTGATTAGTAGTTTGTAAATCAATTAATGATTTTTTATATCCTGATAATATTTTGTCTACAGAATTTTGAGTATTAATATCAAATGGAGTGACTTGTTGAACACCTTTCAAAAAACTATTTACATTATCATCAAATGTTTTGACTGGTGTTTCTGACAATCTTGCTTCTGCTTCAAATTTTGTAAAATTTTCTCCTAGATACAACTGAAATTGATTTGTATAATTTTCTAAAGCAAGTTTGTTAGTGTACTCTGCTCCATACCCTTTTGCTTTTTGTAGTTCTCCAAATGAAATTTGTCCTGTTTCTGGGTCTGTTTGTATAGCTTCTTGTACTGCTGCTTGTGCTTTTTCTGGTGCTTCTTCTGCTGCTCTAGCTTCACCAAATGCTCTAGCAGTTTGAGCAATACCACCTGCAAGACCTGCAAGTTGCTCCATCCTGCGAACCCTGGACTCATCTATAGGTGAGGGCTGAAACTTACCGTATCTTTCTATTCTTTGTATAGCCATATCAACCTAATTCTTCTTGAATTGTTTCAAAATCTCTTTTTAGGTCAGGTGCTGACTGTAATAAAGTAGATACTGCTTGCAAATTTGCTGATCTTCTTGCATCTCTACCTGACTGAATTATATTTCTTTGTCGCAATCTGTCTGTCAAACCAATAAGTGCTTCACTTTCACCTATAGTTTTTGCTTGCTCTAATGCAATACTTGCTGGTGTTCCTTCTGCTGCTATACCAGATGTTGCTTGAGATAAAATATTAGATGCTAGAACTCTGTTAAGTTCTTCTCTTCTTTTTAGTTCTTCTGCTTGTGCAGCGATTCTTTCTTCTTCTGCTCTACGCTCTGCGGCTTCTTCTGCTGCTTTACCAGCTTCAACAGTAGCAAACACTTGTCCTGCTGTACCTGCGATTCCCAAAGCTGCTGCAATTATTCCTAAACTCATTGTTAAACCTCTATCTCAATTATATCATTACGAAGATTGTACTTCATATTCAATAGCTTGTACGTGAAATGGTGTAGGATTTGGTACAGTTATTTCTGGTACTACTTCTATATTCCAACCATTACCACCATTATTGTCTTGTATTACACCTGTTAACTTAGGTAGATTGCTATCAAGTGGTGAGTTAGATGATGTACCAAATTGTCTTATAGGCACAGGATTTCCATCTATAACCACCCCTGATGTTTCAAATACACGTAAGTTCATGCGTGTAATCTTTTTATCTCTCATTTGATTTTGACCAGCAATATTACCTGCTGTTGTATTTAAGGGCATAGATTTAATCTTAGGTGTAAAATTAAATCCTATTTCAACATCTGCCACTGATGCTTGAGCTAAAATAAATGTTTGTTCTTCGTCAGATAAAGTTACAAATGATCCATCTTCACTGGTTTGTACCACTCTATTAGAAAGTGTATTACCTCTTGCAACAACACTTACTGTCAATCCATCTAAATGAGTGGTTACACCAGCAGAGGGTAAAAAACATTTATTGCTACTTATACTTCCTTTATTTGTTTGTTTTACAGAAGCATCAAGCAGATGTTCTTGATTCCACATTTCTATAGTATAAGTTGTTGTTGTATCAGTAGTTCTTTCATTTACAAAAAATAAATTATTATTCACTGTTGACGTAGAAACAAGTTTCAAAGGATATGCGGTATTTGTATCGCCATTTGTCCACTTTGTAAATCCATTTATATCTTGTGATCGCAATGTGTTGAGTATTGCAGCAGAACCATCTTGATTAATTATAACGACATAGTTTGCATCTTCTGTTGTAGACCCTGATAACACACCTACATCTAATGGACTATCAATTAAATGAGAAGAAAGTACCGATATATCAACAGAATTGTATGCATCTTCGTTATAGTTATACAAATATTGTCTTAATGTCTTTCCGTTTTTATCTACAAATAATGTAGCACCGTCTAAAGACTTAGCTTCTAAAAACTTTGAACCATGCTGTGTTTGTGCTTTTATAGATACTGTTGCTGGTGTATTACCTGTTAATAAAAACTCTGCACCTGATGTAAATATCTGTAATCCCCTATCTGGATTTATATCTACTATTTCAGTTAGATTTCTTGCAGATATTGTTACAAATATACCCTCGTCATCATCGCCTTCTTCTGTAAAAAAATCAAAAAACGATCCAGCCCTTGATGCAAAAACACTTTGACGTTTTGATTTACTGCCACCAAACCAAAGTCTGCCTTCAAAAAATGTCGCTGTTCTTGGATATCCTCTTGTATCTGACCAAACATCTTCTGATCTAGGTACACCAGCCGTAGTCTGTGTAAATGTTATTGCTTGTGTAGATTTGCCACCTGTTATAAATGCAGAAAACAACTCATAAGTGCCTGATGAATTACCGTCTAAAGTAATTGTATATTCTCTTGTTCCTGTTCTTGTAACCGTTATGCCATCATCACCAAAAATAGGCATATCTTGTAAATTTTTTCTTATGTTTTCTATTGTTGAAGATTGATCTGTTGACCCCGAATCACCTGCAAAAGTAATATTTTTGCTCAACACACCTTCAACATCTATTTGAAATCTATCACCTATTTGTATATCTGATGGAAATGTCATTACCTGTACAGCTGCCGTAGGCGTAGGGCTAGATGAATCATTAAAATCAAACTGAGGTATATTTAAAAATGGTATATCGTCAATTTGAAATTCTGTGTCAGAAGTATTAATAATTCTTTTTGGAAAATGTTCCATGTGGAACATCAACATAACATTTTCTGTTTGTACATCTCTTACGTCTTGTACTTCTGTATGTGCAAAAGGTGCAGTCAAAAATGCTACAGGCTGAAAAAATGATACTGTAGTATCTGTAATTCTGTAATATGCAAGATGACCAAATGAATTAGCTCTAACAACCGCACTATAAGTAAGTGTTGGCGTACCTGCTAATGTACCTGATGATGGTGGTGTTGTAGTCCCAGATATTTTTTCTGCTCTTGCTACGCTGCTAACAACTGATAATACACGATACGTTGATGAGTTTACTGTATAACTGTTGCCTACTGTTGGTGTTCCAGAACTAATAGTAAATTTATAAACTTCAAAACCACCTGTTAATACGCTTAGATAATGTCTATCTGACTCAATGCTAAAATCAAATGTTTTTGCTGTAGATGCGGTAGTTGTTTCAAATAAAACATTAAATTCTGTTAAAGATATTACAAGAGTACCCAAATCAACTGTATCAGATGTTGCTCTTGATATTTTAAAATATTTCCAGTTCTGTGAATCTGAAACTTTAAACTTAAATGATTGTGCATCTTTTGTAACTGTAATTGTTCCTACAGTAGTTTTTGTTGAAAAATTACTTTCTACTCCTGCAACAACTTCAAAAGTTCCTGTTAATGCTGATGTGGTTGCACCGCCACCAGAAGCAGCTAACTTTATGTCTTTTACTTCTATAAATCTTCCTAAAGAAGATTGACTACTTAAATCATAAGAAATTACCACATATCCGCTAGTTGTACTTAATCCAGTTGTAGTGACAAATGTGGTAGATGCATCAAAATCATTTGCATTTGCAGCAGTGCCATTATTAGGTGTAGAAATAGTCATTTGCGTTGTAACAAATGGCTGTTGAATATTAGATGCGGTATCTACGTGTTGAGTGCCAGGTCTACGCTTCAAACCACCTTGCGGTACAATAACTACGTTTTCAGCAGTTTGCATACCCTTATAGTATTGATCTATGTCTACTCTTCCTTTTATCAGAGGAGAAAGCTCTCCACTCATAAATGCACTTTGGAAAAACTTAGACATGGGCATGGTTAGCCCCTTACATTAACAAATGGATTACTAGCAATAGGTTGTACAGGGTATTGTTGCGAGTCAGTATATCTAGCCATGCGTGATGCATTGACGTACTGCCTTGCGTTTGCATCCATAGCACCACCGCTATCTCGTATAGATGGTGCAAAATCCATAGCTAGTGCATATTCTATCATCTTACTAAAGTATACAGGCCATGTAGATTCTGGTGCGTTGTAAATGTAATCTACATATAAAGCAGATTTTGTGTTTGTGTATAGCTTGTCACCGTACAGATTGTAAGGGACAAGGGGATTTACTCTAATTAAAAACAACATATCAGCAGGTAGTTGATAAATAGACTGCCACTCTGTACCTAC